ACCAATGAGTGGTATGACAACAAGGATAATTTTACTGAGTTTGATACTACAAATAAAATCAATAATCAATTTATTAATTTACGAGATTTTTTTGATAAAAACACATTCTTACTGGCAGTATCAAATTTGTTTGATTATTTCAAACTTGGATCAATGAATACTAAATTAGTATCAAGCATGTATGACATATGGTGGAGTAGACAAGTTCAATTATGAAATCTTATAACCATAGAGATTATCAATTTTGGGATAGTGAGTCTCTTTCTTTTCTGCCCACCGAGATGGAGTTATATGACCATTTAAATGGGTTTGATTCTGATGGTAACAACACAATATTAGAAATGATTAATAGTTGTGCAGTAAAAAATGATAATTTTTATACAGTAGTCTACCATAACATATTGTCCGATGATATTAAGTCAAAATATACAAATCTAACGATCAAATTTGACCCAGAGTTACAGGATCGGTTAAATTTAAGCTGTTTAATGCCAGTTAGCAAATTTGATCAACAAAAATATTTTAATAATTTTATTTGTTCGTTTAATGGCTCGGAACATGTATCTAGGCAGTTTTTAGTTTCTGCTTTGAAAAAATTTGATTGGTTTAATTCCGAGTATTGTACTAAAAATTTCCAAACATCTAGGGACAAAATAGACGGAAACATTTCAAATTATTTTGATGATGTGTTGAAAGAGCAGTTGTACAGAAAATTTTTGCTAACTGATAATGAAGAATTTTATAAAACAATGTATACGAACAATTATGTCAGACATGATCATAAAGCAAATTTACAAGCCCTACAGCCCAGTATATCTTCATCGTTTGTGCAAATAGTATCGGAGACAGTGGCCACGTCTTATTATCCTTTTGTAACAGAAAAATTTTTATATCCAACGTTGTTAAAAACTCTATGGGTTTCATACGCACAACCAAATTGGCATAGTCATCTAGAAATTTATTACGGGTTTAAAAAATACAATAAAATTTTTAATTATGATTTTGACCACATCGAAAATCCAGTCATAAGATTGGTAGAATTACTTTCAATGATTTCAAAGTTTGAAAAATTATCTAAATTGGATTGGCATGATTTGTATTTGATGGAACAAGAAACCATTGAATTTAATTACGATTGGTTTTGTAGTAAAAAATATTTGAATAAACTAAAAAATTATGGGTAATACATTATTGATTGGGTGTAGTTTTACTGACCCAGTCTGGCAAAAAGATATTCCTTGGAGTATAGAATATTCGCAAACATATCCTTCGTATATTGTTGCAAAAGCTGGTTATGGAATATATGGAATATGTACCGAGGGTTTGTATTGGTTGAAAATATTAACTGGTATCAATAAAGTAATAGCAATATTACCAACACTTTGGCGTATGGATATAGAAGTTGATAACGAGACCTATCTATCTGATGCCATGACAGATTTAATTTACTCCAATGACGGTAATTGGGTCATTAGTAAAACTGCCAGCAGAAAATGGATTATTAGCGGGGGACTAAATTTTAATAAAAATACCACACAAGGAAAAATATTTGATACGATGTACAAGCATAAAGGTTATCTGTTGTTGCTCAAAGAACACCTAAGAGCTTTACAACAGCTAAGTAATTATTGTAAAATCAATGGTATTGAATTGCATGTATCTGCAATACAAGATCCGATGAAGCAATTTAATGGGTTAGACTATATCCGGGATCAAGCTGAAACATTATTAGTTGAAGTTGAATATGCAAAATGGTTCAAATTCGATGGTATGTTCATTGATGAATTTCTGGGACATAGTAACTACCCCACAACAGAAGAACATAAAATTTTATGTAAACATATTATTAAGGAAACACATTATGGCAAAAGCATTTGACGTTAGCAAATTTAGAAAAGGCATTACTAAAAGCATTGATGGTATTAGTATAGGCTTTACCGATCCCGACACCTGGATCTCGACCAACAACTACGCATTAAACTATCTTATCTCGGGCGACTTTAACAAAGGTGTACCGCTGGGCAAGGTTACTGTATTTGCTGGCGAGTCGGGAGCAGGCAAGAGTTTTATCTGTTCAGGAAACCTAATTAAAAACGCACAAGCACAAGGTATCTATCCTATTCTAGTAGATACCGAAAACGCACTCGACGAAGCCTGGTTGCAGGCCTTGGGCGTTGACACTAGCGAAGACAAACTATTAAAATTGAACATGGCCATGATTGATGATTTGGCCAAAATGATCAATGACTTTGTTAAAGAATACAAAACCATTCCCGAAGACCAACGTCCCAAGGTGTTGTTTATTATTGACAGTTTGGGCATGTTGTTGACCCCCACTGACGTTAACCAATTTGCTGCTGGTGACTTGAAAGGTGATCTAGGACGTAAGCCCAAGGCACTGACTGCTCTTGTTCGTAACTGTGTAAACATGTTTGGCGATTTAAATCTAGGCTTGGTAGCAACCAATCACACATACGCTAGTCAAGACATGTTTGACCCCGACGACAAAATTTCAGGTGGACAAGGCTTCATTTATGCAAGTTCAATTGTTGTTGCCATGCGTAAGCTCAAACTAAAAGAAGACGAAGACGGTAACAAGATTTCGGAAGTGAAAGGTATTAGAGCCGCTTGCAAGATCATGAAAACACGTTATGCCAAGCCGTTTGAAAGTGTACAAGTCAAGATTCCATACGAAACTGGAATGAACCCATATAGCGGACTAACTGACTTGATTGAAGGTAAAGAACTTTTAAAGAAAGAAGGCAATAGTCTGGTATATACTACTGTTGATGGCGAGATCATTAAGAAGTTCCGCAAGGGATGGGAACGCAATGATGATGGTTGTTTGGATCGGGTTATGAGTGACATTACTGCCAATCCACACATGTTTGACAAAGCAACCACAGTCGAAGAAGCGCCAACAGAGGATGCAACAGAATGAGTATCGAAGTAGAAGTCCTAAGCGAACTGTACACAATTATGAAACAGTACGTGCCTGCCAAGGACCGTCAAGAATGTGCCGACAATATCATGAGCGTCATGGTTGATTATCTCAATGACATTGATGTTCGCGAATTTGGAGGCACTGACAGTGCGCTTAAACGTGCTCTCAAAGAGTATGTAGGCGACGATGAACAACCTGAAGAAGATTACGAAGACTGACAATGTCTAAGTACTTCCCGATAAAAACAGAAACAGCATGTCAGCTTAAATGGAATTGGAGTACATTGTATCTGTATTCGGGCACAACTGCGAGTTGTCATAGGACTGCCTACAGCGCTATTTCTGCAGAATCGTTTGATAATTTTCACAATACTGAGAAAAAACAACAGCACCGTTTGAGTATGCTGAAAGGACAATGGCCACAGGACGGTTGTGGCTATTGCAAAGATCTAGAGGACGCTGGCGAGTTCAGTGATCGTCTATTGCATCTAACAATTCCAGATCAAAGTCCTGTAGAATTAGACACTGATCCCGCAGCACTGGTAGTAGATCCTACTATACTGGAAGTATACTTCAATAATACCTGCAATTTGTCTTGTCTCTATTGCAGTCCAACATTGAGTTCTAAGATCAACAGCGAAAATAAAAAGTTTGGCAAGTTTGAATCAAATGGAATAAAGATATCCGCCGTTGACAAAAACGCTGATCATGCTATAATGATAGATAAGTTTTGGCAATGGATGCAACAACATTCTACCAAGCTGAAACGTTTGAATATACTAGGTGGAGAACCACTGTACCAAACAGAATTTTATCACTGTCTTGACTACTTAGAAAATTCAAAACATCCAGACCTAGTACTAAACATTGTGACCAATCTCATGATCAGTAATGACAAGTTGACAGAATTGATTGAACGATTCAAGTTGCTATTGGCCAAGAGAAAAATCAAAAGGTTAGACATTACCTGTAGTATCGACTGCTGGGGCAAGGAACAAGAGTTTGTGCGCCATGGGCTTGACCTAGCGCTATGGGAAAGAAATTTTGAACTGTTACTAAAACAAAAATGGATAACATTGAATATTAATCAAACCATTACTATGCTGACTATAAAAACCATGCCAGCACTACTTGAAAAGTTGTCTAGTTGGAGAACTCAACACAAGATAGGACACTACTTTTCTGTTGCCACACCAGAGCCCGCATATCTAGTGCCGGCAGTATTGGGCAGCGGAGTATTTGACAACGACTTTGAAAAAATAATTCAATTGATGCCGTCAGACACAGAACAAGATTTGTCTGCTCGACAATACATGACTGTCATAGCAGAGCAAGTTAAACAATCTCAAATTGATTGTGTTGAATTGAAAAAATGTGTAACATATCTTGACGAAATGGATCGCAGAAGAAATACCAATTGGAGAACACTTTTTCCATGGCTAACGGAGTTTGAACAATATGTGGTATAACCGTGTGGTACAGGATCTAGCACAGATCCCGCCCTTTATTGACTATTATGAAAAGCAACTGATTGCTGCCAAAGGCGAGATCAAGATCGCAGGCAAAGTTGAAAGGGCACTAAGTGACTTACCAGGCATTACAGAGTATCGCTTTAACCAACTACAAGAAGTGGAAGCGGTACTCAACTACCTTAACATACAGTTACGCAAGATTCGACAAAAGCACTATAAGAAATATCTTGAAGCATACCAACGTGCTCTAACCAGTCGCGATGCCGAAAAGTATGCAGAAGCAGAAGATGAAGTTATCGACATGGAGACCATCATCAACGAAGTAGCGCTACTACGCAACAAATGGCTAGGGGTAATGAAGGGCATCGAGTCTAAGAACTTCATGCTGGGTCACGTGGTACGCCTACGCACAGCAGGCATGGAGGATGTCAGTGTTTAAGAACGCACAAGAAAGTCATCAACACAGCAGAGATGTACTGGACATGCTGTATCAATACGACTCATTCATGGACAGTATAACAGTGGTTGCCGACATGGGTTGCGGCACAGGATTAGATATTGATTGGTTTGCAAAGCTGACCACTCGAGATGATCCGCCTGAACCGCATAACTATATCTGTTATGCCATTGATCGCAACATCCAACAGATTGAAGCAGATGTGCTGCTGAATACAAATCTCAGAGCAATAGAGGCTGATTTTTCAAGTGTGCATCTTCCACGCAACGTGGATCTAATGTGGAGCCACGACAGTTTTCAATTCAGTACCAATCCCTTGCAAACGCTGAGCCACTGGAATCACATGATGAATCTCAATGGCATGTTGGTGCTGAGTGTGCCCTTGCACACCACCTACAGCTATGATAGGCTACAAACACGCAGTTTCAGCGGCAACTACTTTACCTACAACATCTGTAATCTAACCTATATGTTGGCTGTAAACGGATTTGACTGTAGGGACTGCTATATCTACATGGCTCCCAACTACGGTTGGATACATTTTGCTGTGTACAAAAGCTCTGGTGCCATGGATCCTGCCGCAACCACCTGGTTTGATCTAGCTGATCGTAATCTCATCAGCGACAGCGCCATGCAGAGTCTCAATAAGTGGGGTCATGTGCGTCAAGAAGATTTGATGTTTACTTGGTTAGACAAGGACTGGCGCTTCGCTCGGAACTAATAAATACAGTACTATGATTACTGACCTACGCAAACTTATTAACCTAGTTAAAATTAACGAATCTGCTGTTGACGACGCACAGTTGCAACATCTTAAAACTGTCATTTCGGGAAAGATTAAAGAACTTCCGCCCGACGATGCCACTATTAAAGCTCTGAGAGAAATTGAAGATCTGCTAAGACACGTTAATGCCGGTGGTAAGTTGGGCATCATTAATGGCGAGTTGCAGAGCATCGACGATCATACTGTACACGCAGCACAGAAAGAACTAGCACGTTACCTGTTGAGCATGGACATGACTCCACAGCAACGTGATGACATGTTCGACTTGTGGCGCAGTGATAAGCTAGTCAAGCGTGACGTATTGTTAAAAGTAGGCAAAACAGATTTCAGCAAGATCATTACTAACTATGATAAGAATCCTGCCATCAAAGAGTTTGTTAACGATGTCATGCGTATCGCGGCCCTGGGCCAAGGTAAAGGTGAGTTTGGTCTAAGTGTGTTGAGCAAGAGCATCAACAAACAAGAGGGCAAAGGCGACTTGAGTATCAATGGTCGAGCAATTGAAGTTAAAACGACTGATGGTGGTGCTGGACGCTTTACAGACCAAGAAGTTCGCCCAGGCGCTGGATATGAGCAAGTGGCACGTGAACTGTTTGCACTACTGGCCCCATACCAAACTAAAAAGACCAAGAGTGGTATGAACTTGGACAACATTGTTCA